GTCATTAATTTTGATCAGTCAGCTTATGCTTCTGTCATAAGTTTAATATTGTTGATGCCTTTAATAAATATGGATGACGATGGTTCGGAGAGTTACAAATTAGCACGTGCTTTCATGATACAGAGGGCACATGAGATGTCAGTTAAGATTGTTAAATGGATAGGTGACGAGTTTAGAATGATAATAGGACAGATTTTCTCTGGTTTATTGGTGACGAGTTGGATTGATACTATGTATATGACGATAGCATCAAGGTGTGTTTACATGCTTATTTACCTGGAAATTTTAAAACGTGACCCCGATAAAGCAAAACGTTTTCACGAGTCTATGTTGAGGTTTATAATCTATGGTGATGATAGTAGCCATGGTGTTCAAGAGGAGTTTTATACGGATGTTATTGGAGAAGTTACCGATGAATATCCGCTTGGAAATTTTCAGAGGAAATGTGAGATGTATTTTGGTTTGAAATTCAAACCTTCTCAAACCTTTCTTTTCAGGCGACAAGGACATTATAGTCCGTTTCTTACCGTTATAAAACCACATTATAATTCCTCCGGTAAACTCATCAGACATGAAGTGTTGCAACAAGGACCTGTTTTCCTTAAGAGATCTTTCGTTAATATGAAAATAAATGGTAAATGGAGTGTTATGCCATGGCGACATGAAAATGATTACTTCCACAGGCTTGCTGTTAGCTCCAAAGATGTTGAGTATAAGCCCGATAAGTGGCGTTCAAAATTCCTAGGTTTACTCATAGATACCATGGGTACAAATGCACTTAGTTATTCTTTGTGTAAGGGTATGTACTATGGTTTAACGAATCTCCCATTTAGCTTTAGGTTACGTAGTCAGGGGGGTATTTATTATCCTCCTACTGAGAATGGGAAAATACCAGATGATATCTTCAAGAAAACTCCGGATGTTAAAGATTTGGAAAAGTTAATTGATCAGGGCGAGGAAAGGATGAAAAAGTCAATGGAAAAAACAGGTATAGATGGTAAGTCAATAATAAAGTCACTAGATCAGGTTTGGTTATTAAATGAGTTTGCATGGGATGAGGATTGGAGGGTAGCATGGGCCGTGCATTTTAAATTGGAGATGTATGATGGTTATGGTAATATTAATCCTGTTACTTGGAATGATGAGACGAATACTCCCTATGAATATTTACAGTCTTGTGAGGTTGAATTCGATGACCCTAGTTTCGGATAGTTGGTAGTAATTAAAATTTTATTGTTATTAGTATTATTAT